CAAACACCATGTCTGCCAGTTTTTCTCCGATGAGTGTTCCCTCTTTACGAGAGGGTGTTTTCTTTGATGCGTTCGAGGTATCGTTTGTTAAGGCGTTCCTGTACAGAAGCCCAGCCATCGACCTTCTCCCAGTACAGCGTTTGCAGTGCCATGCCGACAGACCAACGCACATCATCTTCATCCTCCATGTGTTTGACTGCTTCCTCAATTAACTCATCAATATCAATTTCAATTTTCATTTACTTCTCCCTTTGAGTTACGCATACCCAGCGTGTCTTGCTGAGTCTGCGAGTGAACATATTTATCTTTGCTGTCTGTCTCATGTAGCTGTTGAACATCTTGACTAGCACGGATTCCTCTGCGCCACTCGCCAGTGTTCGCACCTCATCGGACTCAATGACAACAAAGCCCTGAGTCTCAAGGACTTCGCGCAGTGCGTCCCAGTCATACGCCACCACTGTCTTGGTAGGTAGCGGCGTAGGCTCGGCATCCCATGCCGCATCGGGCACATCTTTAAACTTCATTCTGTTCCCCCTTGGTTTGTTCGTTGAATAAGTCCTCGAATGTGTACCCCTCCCCCTTTTCAAAGTCTTCCTCTTGCAACGGCGGCAGTTGCATTGCCTTCTCCATCATGTTCCATACATCACGCATGGACTCAGGCGTTTCTGACCCTACGCATGGGTTGCCGTAGCCTGTGGGCTTACCTTTGCTGTATGTCACCTCTTTCAAACAGTACCAATCCTCCCCGCCGTTCTCTGACTTGGCGTTGACGATGCGGTAGTCCCATGTGAAATCGAAGTCGTTCCCCTCTTCCTCTGACAGATACCCCATGAGGATGTCCATCGGCACACGCATCAGCAGTTCCTCAATGGCAGTCACATCACCCTTGGCAATGTCTTGCTTCATCTGGCTAACCACCACCTCAATCAAAATTTGTAAGTCACTCATGCTGTTCTCCCAAATAAGTTTGTTGATAAATACTGACACCTCACTACTCACTTACTTCTCCCTTGGTTAGTTCGCACAACTCATGTATGCGGTACAGCACATTCTCAAGCTTCAGTTCTACTTCGTAGCGTTTGCTGATACTGTCGATGTTGTCCACCACATAGCTCAGTTGCGCCCTTATGTGAGCAAGCTCGATGTGCCAATCGTGTTCTTGTTTTTCTTTCATTCTGTTACCTCCTCATTCTTTTTAAACCAATACTCCCGCGCCCACATCGCTTGAAGCAACGCAATTGCGGCGTAATCCATATCTATTAGTTTTGTTTGCTGTGCCTTGTCCACCGCAAACTTGGTACGCCGCGCCATGTACTCATGGAACGGCAACGCAAACAAGTCATCATTCATTCTTCTCTCCCAAAGTTGTTTATACAAACTCGCAGACATCTTGTCTGCCAGTTACTTACGCCGAGCTAACAGCTCGGGCACTTTCATGCGTGCTTTCTCCTCCTTTCCTATGCTCATCCACCTGTCACGCAAGGACTCAACGCCAAACTCTGACACCAAGTCCCACCAGTTCCCTTTAATGCTTTTGTACTTGTGCGGGTCTGCCTCGAAGTCGAGCATGATGCGGCTTCTCTCTTTTGCCAATACCCTCACATACTTATCCAGTAACCCTTGATACTCCTGATTCCCCATTTGCTCAGCGTACCTGAGCTGGGCTTTCACTTTCTTTATCTCGTACCCCATCGGGTCGAGCAGTGCCATCAAACCTTTTCTCCAGCGGGCAACCCACGCTTCGTAGCGTGCGCGGCTTTGCATTAAAAGCGCCATGCGTTCGCGTTCGGCTAGGATTTCCTGCGCCCTTATTTCACTGATGTCGCCACTCACCACCATGTTGTGCAGTTGCTTGGGTGTCTGCTTGCGTGGGGGCTTACGCTTGGGCTGACAGTCCTTGCAGTTCTTTGAGCTGATGGTCAGTAACACTTCTGCCTTCATGCCTCGTGCTTGCATTTGTGCACGAGATAAGCGTCGGTTGAATTGCGGGAGGGGCTTGGATACGCCACACTTCGCACAAGTTTTGTAATCCTTTTGCATAGGAAAGACCTTTCTTTTCAGTAGACAATACCCACTTGTTGCTCGACCATACCCACCATTTTGTACTGTCGGACACACTAGTGGGTGCGGTGTTTTACCAGTAAACATCGAGGATTCTACTACTCCAAACCCACATACCTATCTGATTCTGAGAATACTCAAACCTTTTTTCTTTTTTTGGCTTAAGTGTCCACTTGTTCCCATATATATATATATTTATCTTTTTATCTCTTATATATAGATAGGTATTGTGGGCTGGACAACGCAAGAACTCCCGCCAGTGCTGGAAAAACTTCGCACCCAGTAGTGTGTCCAGTAGCGCAGAGTGGTGGGTATGATACCCACTACTGTATATAAACACAGTAGAAGGATTAGTTACTGTACTGGCAGACAGTGTGTCTGCCAGTTTGCCTGTTGTCAGAGGAGTTTGAGCTGTACGCACTGAGCTTTTACCTCTTTCCATTCTTCTTTCCAACGCTGTTGGCGTAGGACTTCAGCACGCCGTGGGTCTTTACGCCTGAGTTCTTCGTCGGCTTTGAGTTGGGCTTTGAGTGCGTGTAGCTTGGCTTTGATTGCGGGTTTCATGGGGCTTCCTTTCAGACAAAGAGATACCAGATTGGTGTGAATGTGCGCTTGCAGACGATAGCCATGCGGTATTCATGCGCGAGGATTTGACGGATTTCTTTCAGTTGAGATTTGGTCATGATGACTCTCCATAAGTTGTTTGACAGAAAAAAGAATAGCGGTGGGACGAGACATCCACACCGCTTTGAAAAAACTCGCAGACAAGATGTCTGCGAGTTATGCTTGCACCAACGCATGGTTGAGAGACAGCAAGAAACGGCGTCTCTCTGCGGAGGTCAGCTTATCGAAGGCACTCTTGAGTTGAGCAACCTTGTCAGTCTTCTTGCTTGCCTTTGGTTTCTTTGCGTCGGCATCCACATCCACAAAGATGTTGTCGAGAATCCTGTCGGTGCGTCTCTGCTCGGCAGTACCTCGCCCGAATGTCCAACCCCGCTGACCCTCGTAAGGCTTGCGTGTGACATTGGGCAGTTGCGTCACATAGAACACGACATAAGGCACTGCATCCTTGCGTGTACCGACACCATTACTCAGCAGTGTGTCTAGCAAACTGGCAGACGGCGTGTCTGCGAGTTTCAGAGTAGGCACGATTGCACGATAGGTGTTTGCGTTGATTGCTGTTGCGAGTTTCATAGATAGCTCTCCAAAAGAAAAACCCCGCAACTGGCGGGGCGACAGACCGACTGAGTTCCCCCAATCGATAAATCTATTATAGCACAAACGAGTTGTGGTATCCCCTTGACACGATAAATGTGAATACCTTAGACCCCACCATACCCCCACCACCCCTTATAGGCAGCGACGACCCCGTTGGCCGTGAACACTATTCCCCAGCCATTCTCAATATTCCTGTAATACTTATCCCCTACACTCCAAAATTTTATAAAAATTCAAAATAACCTATGTCAAACGATGGACATTCTCATGTAAAAAAAACCCCCTGATTTTTCAATGAGGGGGCTGAACAGTTGAACCAACAACTGAAGGAGAAGCATCTGGGCAACAAAGTTGCACAACTGCCAGAAATAAGTGTACACTGCCATCCAACGCGCAACAACCCTGTGAAAAAACACAGCTTATAAAAATGTTGGAGCATTTGGTGCAATTTTCCCCAGACGACGCCGGTCTGGAAGACTTTATGTCAATTGATGCTGTAGATACAGCGGATGTACTGTCGGCGCAAATAGCTACGGCCCAGTGGTTAGAAGAGCTGGGTGCCACGCCGGACGACAAGATAAACAACGAAACCCAAGCCCAGTTGGCGCGGGATGCTTTCAAGATGGTGATCTCCGACGCGGACACCGAAGAACAAAAGACAAAACTTCTACAGCTCAAAACCCCAGCGGCTGTACGCCACATCACGGGCATGCTCACGGCATATGACTGGGAATTTGTACAGATGGCCAAAGAACTCCGTGGGTACACGGTGGCCAAGCTGTTTGAGGAAACCCAGTCCCCCAACGCCAACATCCGCCTGAAAGCTCTGGGCTTGCTGGGCAAGGTCACGGAAGTTGGGCTGTTCACTGACAAGGTGGAGATCAAGAAGACTGACCTGACCGACGAAGAGATCGACAAGAAGCTCAAAGACAAGCTGGCCAAGTTCATGGGCGTGACCGACGCGGAACCCATTGAAGATATAGAAATAAACGAACCAATCAATGAAACTCAGCAATCTGACGCTCAGCCCGACTGAAATTCAGGCAATACAGCGTGCCCTGCCAACCATGTCTCTAAAAGAGAAGGTGGAGCTGATGGATATGCTTGAGGAGCGCGAGAAACGGTACAAGATGACGGCGGGGCGTACCAACATGATCGACTTTGCCAAGCACGTCTACCCCGGATTCAAGGTCGGGCCGCACCACAGGAAGCTGTCCAAGATCTTTCAAGACGTGATCGACGGCAAAAAGAAGCGGGTGATTATCAATATCGCGCCGCGTATGGGTAAGTCTGAGTTCTCCAGCTACCTGTTCCCTGCTTATTTCCTTGGCAACTTCCCTAATAAGAAGATCATCATGGGAACGCACACAGCTTCCCTGTCCGAAGACTTCGGACGCAGAGTTAGAAACTTACTGGACGACGAGCAATACCATGAGCTATATCCTGAAACTATTGTTGCAGACGATCAAAAGGCTGCTGGAAAGTGGAGTACTAGTGTTGGTGGCCAGTATTATGCTGCTGGCGTGGGTGGTGCTCTGGCTGGGCGTGGTGCTGATTTATTCGTTATCGACGACCCTCACTCAGAACAAGACGTTAAAGCGAATAGCCGATTGGCGTTCGACACGGCGTGGTCGTGGTTTCAAACCGGCCCCCTCCAACGATTGATGCCGGGCGGCGCGATCATTGTCATCATGACGCGCTGGGGTAAGCTGGACTTGACCGGACGGCTGATCGACTACCAAGTCAAAAACCCTGACTCCCCCACATGGGAGATCGTGGAGCTGCCAGCCATCCTGCACGAAGATACGGACAACGAGAAGTCGCTCTGGCCGGAGCAGTGGCCGCTGGAGTCTTTGAAGAGCGCCAAGTCCTCAATGGATC